CAGCTCCGAGTGGCCAATTAATGAATAAAAAGTCTTATTCAGATCTTTTTCCACAACAATTTGGAGATCCAAATCTGTCTTATGAAAAGACGTATACTAATATTACACCAGACATGGATTATTTTCAGGTTATGAGTGCGCGAGATAAATTTATAAGAAAGTTCCAAAAAGAGCGAAAAGAGAGAGAGAAGAAAGAAAACAAAGCCGAGGGCGGTGTTATAGGCCTAAAGGACAGGGCTGTTAAAATGCATAGGAATGTTGTATAGTACCAAAAAGGAGAATTACATGGCAAGAGAACCGATAGGCAGCATGGTAGAAAACGTACCGTCTCAGTTAGACGAAGAGGAGTTAGCTGCTGAAGTAGAAGTGGAAATGCCTGACAGTCTGGATATGGGTCCTATCCCAGAGAATATAGAGATTATGGAAGAAGATGATGGTAGTGTTATCGTTGATTTTGAGCCACAGGATCAACGAGGCACGACTGAAGATTTTTCTGCCAACTTAGCTGAAGAGATGCCGGATGGTTTACTGGGTAGGATAGCCAGTGAGCTTGTGGGTGAGTTTGATGAAAACAAGAGTGGTAGACAGGAGTGGGAAGATGCTTTCGCTAACGGTTTGGAGTTGTTGGGATTTAGTTACGAAGAACGATCACAGCCGTTCAGAGGCGCGAGCGGTGTCACGCACCCCTTGCTTGCCGAGTCAGCCACACAGTTCCAAGCTCAAGCGTTTAATGAGTTGTTGCCTCCCACTGGACCCGTGCGAACTACCGTGCTTGGATCGAGCACTCCTGAAAAAGAAGACCAAGCTCAACGTGTAAAGGAGTTTATGAACTACTACATAACCTGTGAGATGGAAGAGTATACGCCTGAGTTAGATCAGATGTTATTCTTTTTGCCACTAGCGGGTAGTACGTTCAAGAAGGTTTATTATGATGAGAACTTGGATAGAGCTGTAAGTAAGTTTGTTCCGGCTGAGAATTTAATTGTACCGTATAACACTAGCGGATTAGAGACGTGTCCTAATATCACGCAAGTTTTAAAGATGAGCTTAAATGATTTAAGAAAGAGGCAGGTAGCTGGTTTTTACAGAGATATACCTGTTGTACCAGCTCAAAGCGAATCAGGAAGCTTAAGTGATGAGATAGAGAGAATTGATGGGATGTACCCGTCACAGATAGATTATGACTGCACATTACTGGAATGTCATGTAGATCTGGATTTAGAAGGATATGAAGAAGTTGGCGAAGACGGGGAGCCTACAGGTATAAAGATACCGTATGTTGTGACAATATCACAGGATAATGGCCAGATACTGTCGATTCGCAGGAACTACAGAGAAGATGACGAGAAGAAGGCAAAGATACAATATTTTGTACATTACAAGTTTCTTCCAGGCTTTGGTTTCTATGGACTAGGTTTGATACATACCATAGGTGGTTTATCCAGAACCGCGACTTCTGCTTTGAGGCAGTTGATTGATGCTGGTACGTTATCTAATCTTCCAGCAGGATTTAAGGCCCGCGGCCTACGGATCAGGGATGATGACGAGCCGTTACAGCCGGGAGAGTTTAGAGACGTAGATGCTCCGGGTGGTGATATAAAAGCGAGTTTGATGTCGTTACCGTTCAAGGGACCGGACCAGACTTTGATGGCCTTGTTAGGGTTTGTAGTTGATGCGGGACAGCGATTCGCTACCATAACGGACTTGAAAGTGGGCGATGGAAATCAAAATGCAGCTGTGGGTACTACGATCGCTATGTTGGAACAGGGCTCACGGGTCATGTCTGCGGTGCATAAAAGATTACATTATGCGATGAAGCTGGAGTTCAAGCTCTTATCTAAAGTTATGTCTGAGTTTTTACCAGATGAGTATCCTTACAGCATCACGGGTGTTGATGGGAGTATTAGAAGAGCGGACTTTGATAATAGGGTGGATGTATTACCTGTATCTAATCCGAATGTATTTAGTCAGGCTCAGAGGATATCTTTGGCGCAGACCAAGATGCAGTTAGCTACGTCAGCTCCTGATATGCACAACATGTATGAAGTGTTTAGGGACATGTATGAGGCGTTGGGTGTAAGAGATATAGACAGGGTCTTGAAGAGAACTCCAGAGCCGGAGGCAATACCAAAGGATCCTGCTCAGGAAAACATAGATGTTCTGGATCAGATAAAGCTTACTGTTTTTGAAGGTCAGTCTCATGAGGCCCATATAATGGCTCACATGGTTTTTGGGTCTACACCTCTTGTGGCTCAATCACCTCCTATGGCTGTGGCTTTACAGAAGCACATAATGGAGCACGTTAAGATTGGAGCTCGTGAAAGAGCTGCGGTTGATTTGATCCAAGCTGGCGGTGGTCAGGCTATTTCTGAAGAGCAGATGATTGATATGGAAGCCAAGACAGCTCAGTATGTTGCAGAAGGCATGTCGCAGCTGAAAGCACTAAGCGGACAACTAAGCGGTGCAGGTCAGCCGGATCCTCTTGTAAAATTAAAAGAACAGGAGCTACAGTTGAAAGCGCAGGCTGAACAGAATGATTCTCAGGTAGACAAAGCTAAACTTGGACTAGAAGAGAAGAAGGTCGAGCAGCGCGGAGAGCAGTTTGATAAACGGATCCAGAGCTCTGAGAATATAGCGCAGGCTAGGATTGATTCGTCTATGCAACGTGAGCAAATGAAACAACAAAACAACCAAGGAGGTCAAGGTGGCTAAAGCAGGTGATAACAGAAAAGAGAAAGATTTAAGAAAAGAGTTCTTTGATGGACCAGCTTCAGACTCTATGAGCTTCGAGCAGTTCTTAATAAGAGAAGGTCATGGGGATAAAGTCAAAGCTAAGAAGATGAAGGATGGCGGGGAAGTCTTTGCACCTAATTCTGACTATTACAACGAGTTCTTGTAAAAGTGACGGCCTTCATATTAGTTTGTTATTTAGGCCTTAAACTAGAAGGCGGTATATATTTTAAAGATGTGAACCATTGTCTTATGTATAAAAATAAACTGCATAATCAAATTGTTATGAAAGGCACAGAAGAACAAACATATCAATGTATGTGCAAACTTATACCCAAGATAGATCCTAGTACAGTACAGGTGTATTAATGACGGATGAAAAAAAGAAATTAATAAACTTAGATCTAAGTAACAATTCTTTCGAGCTGTCACTTAGAATACTAGGTAATGAGTTTGTTGCAATTAAGATAGGTTCGACAAACTTCAGTGGTAAATTAATAGCAGGAGGTATTCTGTTATTATTTTTTACTTTGGTCTTGTTAGAGGGCTTTGGATTAAATGAGATTTTAATACAATGAATTTTGAAACCTTTTTAAGATGGAAAATTTTACCAAGATGTATGATGCTTGCTAGTACCATAATGTCTTGGCGTTGTGCTGAATGGTTTATGGATTTACCTGAACCTACAATGCAACAATCAGCCTTTGTATCTGTGGTTATGGGTGTAATGACAGGTATCTTCGGTATATGGATGGGTCACGAACATAAAGGAGACAGCAATGTTAACAGCTCTGATAGGACCAGTAAGTAATTTACTTGGTAAGTTTATAGAAGACAAAGACATGAAGAACAAGTTGGCACATGAAGTGGCAACGATGGCTGAGAACCATGCACAAGAACTTGCAAAAGGGCAATTAGCTATAAATCAAACAGAAGCAAAGCATAGATCTATTTTTGTAGCCGGATGGCGCCCTTTTATCGGTTGGACATGCGGTGTTGCCCTATGTTGGCACTTTGTGCTGGCACCTGTTACTATGTTTATATGTGCTTATTTAGATGTTATTATACCAGAATTACCTACATTTGATATGGGTTCATTGATGACGGTTTTAATGGGAATGCTCGGATTGGGCGGACTTCGCAGCTTCGAGAAGTATAAGGGGTTAACTAAATGAAAAAGAAGATAAAAAAAGTTATTAAAGGTTTAGAAAAAGCAAGTAAATCCCATGCTAAACAAGCAAAAACATTAAAAACTGTGCTCAAGAAAGGGAACAAAAAATGAGTTTATATGCAAACATTAACGCCAAGAAAAAAAGAATAGCGGCAGGTAGTGGCGAGAAGATGAAAAAGAAAGGTGCAAAAGGAGCACCGACCGCTAAAAACTTTGCGCAAGCTAAGAAGACAGCTAAAAAACCAATGAAGAAAATGAAAGTATGATTAGACTTAATTTAGAATTATTTAAGTTTTTTAATAAGATTGGTAATTACTTTTACAAAAAGCATGTTAAAGGTGTCAGACGATGCCGGTAAAACCAGAAATCTGTTACATACATAAAATAGCCGTTCAAGAGATTATTGAAGAAGAACCTATTCCTTTTGCAGGAATTGTAAAATTTGTTGAATATAAATGCCCAATGTGCGAGAGTAGTTTTAAAAGTATAAGAGATTATACGACAGAATAGAACAATATGAGGTTTTTATATAAATGAATGAGATTTATCTTGCACAAGCTGTATTTAGGCTTATAAAAGAAAGAAGGGAACTTATTCGAGAGACTTTAGAATTTGACAATGTTAAAGACATGGAACACTACAAAGGTCTGATGGGTGAGTTGAAATCTTTAGATTATCTGGAGGGTGAAATAAAGAATCTTTTAGATAAGCAAGAACAAGAGGAAGTTTAAATGGAAGCGTCAGCTACAGAATTAGAAGGGGCTTATGTAGACCCTAAAGACAGGGTTTTAGACCCCAATTTAATAGAACAAAGTTTAATAGAAAGAATGCCGCAGCCCACAGGCTGGAGAATACTTATTTTGCCTTACAGAGGTAAAGGTAAGACAGAAGGAGGCATTTTGCTACCAGATAAGATTGTAGAAGAAGGACAGGTTTCCACACAAGTTGGTTATGTGCTAAAGGTAGGACCCTTAGCTTATAAGGATACAGAGAAGTTTCCAGCGGGCCCTTGGTGTGCGGAGAAAGATTGGGTAATGTTTGCCCGATATGCAGGATCTCGTTTTAAAATAGACGGCGGTGAAGTCAGAATTTTAAATGATGATGAGATTTTAGCAAAAATTATGGACCCTGAAGACGTTTTACATTATTAAGAGGTAGATATGAGCGGAAAAGAAGCACAAGCAGAACTAGATTTAGATTTAGGTGAAGAGGATGGTCCAGATGTGGAAGTTACTGTCGAGCAACCAGTTGAAAATGAAACAGTTGCAACTGAGACAGAAGCTACATCAAATGACGATGAGTTTCAAAAAAGTGAAAACCAAACTCAGAAACGTATTAACCGCCTTACTAAAAAAATGCGCGAAGCTGAAAAAAGCGCTGAAGAAGCTACTAGGTTTGCACAACAAAAAGCAAAAGAAAACCAAGAGTTAGCTCAAAAACTTACTCAAATGGATAATAATTACGTTGACCAGTATAGTGGTCGCGTAGAATCTGAATTAGCTCAGACAGAGTCCGCTTTGAGAAGTGCTATGGAGGTTGGCGATACGGAAGCCGCGGTAGCTGCTCAAAGAAAAATGACACAGCTGGCTGTAGACGCCGATAGAGCTGCTCAAGCTAAGTCTGCTAACGAGAGAAGACAAAAGCAAGCTCAGGCGCAGCCTGTGGCGCAGCAACAGCCCACTCAACCTGCGGCAAGGCCAGATCCTAAAGCAGAAAGTTGGGCGCAAAGAAATGATTGGTTTGGCGATGATAGCGCCATGACCTATGCAGCATTTGGTATTCATAAAGAACTTGTTGAATCAGAAGGTATTGACCCGAAGAGCGATGAGTACTATGATACATTGGATAGACGTATGAAGGAAGAATTTCCTCATAAGTTTAAGGAAGAATCTCAGAGTAAACGACCCGCCCAGACGGTTGCCTCTGTTAATAGATCTTCCGGAACTGGGCGCAGTAGTGGGAATAAGGTTAGACTAACTCAAAGGCAAGTCGCTATGGCGAAAAAACTTGGGGTAAGTTTAGAACAATACGCAAAATACGTTAAGGAGTAAGATTATGGAAAAACAAGACGAAATGTTTGAAGGTTCTATTAAAAGAGCTCCTCGCGCAACACAGACAAGGGAGAAGGCGGCAGCGCGTAAGCCGTGGGCTCCACCATCCATGCTGGATGCACCACCCGCACCAGATGGCTTTAGACATCGATGGGTAAGAGCAGAAACTCGTGGTTTCAATGATACCAAGAATGTTTCCGCAAAACTCAGAGAAGGCTGGGAGCTCGTAAGAGCAGACGAATACCCAGATTTTGAAGCCCCTGTAGTAGATTCGGGTAAATATGAAGGTGTTTTCGGAGTAGGTGGGTTAGTTTTAGCTCGAATGCCTATTGAGACTATTGCAGAGCGAACTGCTTACTTTAATGAGAGAAAAGCAGATCAAATGAACGCAGTGGATCAAGACATGATGAGAGAAAACGCACATTCAACCATGACGATTTCTAAAGCAGATCGTCAATCTCGTGTAACCTTTGGCGGTCCTAAAAAATAGGATGGCCCCATTATTGGAGTAAAATAAATGGCAAATAATCTATCAGCTGGTTATGGTCTTCGTCCGATAGGTAAGGTAGGTGGCAACCCAAGCACTATGGCCACAACTCAGTATGAGATCGCAAATAACTATACAACAGCTATATACAATGGCGGGATCGTGTGTCCTGCTTCATCAGGAACTATTATTATTTCTGATCAAGCAATCGCTCCTTTAGGTGTATTAGCCGGTGTAGAATTTGTAGATTCTGTTACTGGAAAAACTACTTTTAAAAACTATTGGCCCGGATCTAACGCAGTAAGTGTGGACACAGATTTCCCTGTGAAAGCATTCGTACATGACGATCCTATGCAGCTTTTCGCTGTAGTAGCAGACGGTACTAATACTAACAGAGCAACTGCTCTTGCAGATATTTTTATTAACTGCGACATGGCAAGTGTAAATAACGGTAGCACAGCTACTGGTAAATCTAGCGATATGTTAGATATCAGTACAGCCGCTACAACTAATACACTTGATGTTAGGATTGTAGGTCTTTACGAAGATGCTGCTAACTCAGACTATTCTGCAGTTGGTCATCAATACATCGTAAGACTAAATGGTCACTTTAATAGCGGTACTACTATTGCAGTAGGTACTTACGCTACAACAGGCATATAGGAAGGGGTTAGAAAATGGCTATTTCAAGAGCACAACTAGCAAAAGAGCTAGAACCTGGACTTAACGCCCTGTTTGGTCTAGAGTACGATCGTTACGAGAACGAGCATTCTGAGATTTTTGATGAAGAATCTTCAGATAGAGCGTTTGAAGAAGAAGTGATGTTAGCAGGCTTTTCGACTGCACCGTCTAAGTCAGAGGGTGGCGCGATTAGTTTTGATGACGCACAGGAAACCTTCACTTCAAGATACACACATGAGACTATCGCATTAGCTTTCTCAATTACTGAAGAAGCTATTGAGGATAATCTTTATGATCGTCTTGCAGGTCGTTACACAAAAGCATTAGCAAGATCAATGGCACAGACAAAGCAGATTAAAGCTGCTGCTGTCTTAAACAATGCGTTTACTGCAGGAGCTTCTGCAGGTGGCGATGGTGTTGCTTTATTAAGTAATGCTCACCCTACTATTAGTGGAAATCAAAGTAACATATTGTCAACAGCGGCGGACTTAAACGAGACTTCGCTAGAGCAAGCTTTGATAGACATTGCTGGTTTACAGGATGAGAGAGGCTTAAAGATTGCTGTAAGAGGTACTAAGTTGATAATTCCAAAAGAGTTACAATTTATTGCTGAAAGAGTGTTAAACAGTAATTTAAGAGTTGGAACTGCTGATAATGATGCAAATGCAATTAAGAACATGGGAATGTTACCTGAAGGTGCAGTCGTTAACCATTTCTTAACTGATACAGATGCTTTCTTTATCAAGACAGACGCTCCTAATGGCTTAAAGCACTTTAACAGAGCCGCTATAAAGACAGCTATGGAAGGTGACTTTGACACTGGAAATATGCGTTTTAAGGCAAGAGAAAGATACAGCTTCGGTTTTTCCGACTGGAGATGTTTATTCGGAACACCTGGTGCGGCATAGCCTCCAAGCAATTTATTGCACCAGTTTTGAGGGCGGCACTTGCCGCCCTTCTTTTTTTGTGTATAATGAAAGAAACCTTGACAGTCGGATAAACTGACTGACATTTGCCACGACAAGGAGATTTAAATGGCTAATACAACTTTTAACGGTCCCGTCCGATCAGAAAACGGATTTCAAGTAGTTTCAAAAAATGCAACTACGGGTGCTCTCACAACCGTATCTAGCACTGCCTCAACAGGAATTGTAACTAACAAATATGTAAAGCATGTTGGTTTTGCTACGGGCGTAACCGTAAATACTACTGCTGGAGATAGTCCTGCAATAGGACAATTTACACAGCCTGCTAATACGATTATTACGGACATAAAAATATTTTGTGACACGGCTCCCGTCATTGGAACTGGTGACATTGGATATGAGGTTGGAACATCTAGTTCTGGTGCTCAAATCGTTGCAGCAGTCACTGATGAGATTTTAGACGGTGGTACAACTGTAGTAGTACATAACGTCACAACTACAACATTGGTAGCACAAACACAAAGTGGAACAACTGCTCCAGCTTCTGTTCAGTACACAGACACAGAAAGAACTATTTTCTGTAACATTACCAATACAGTTGATGCAACAACAGCAGGGTCTTTCACATTCATTATTGAGTATGTTCAAATCGCTTAAACCTAGGAGGTAAGCATGGCATCTAGATCTGATGTAAAAGCTTTTAATCACAACCAAGGAGCTGATGCTGCTATAGTAGGTCCGGCACGATCTAGGATAAGACAAATAGTTATATTTGGTAATGCCGCGGGTGCGTTAACCATTACAAGTGGTAATGGCGGAGCTACTTTATTAGTACAAAGTTTTCCAACTGGATTACATACTTTGAATATTCCAGACGCTGGGATCTTAGCTGAAAGCGGAGCGTATATCTCTGCTTTCTCAGGTAGTGGTAATAAATTGACTATCTTTTTGTCATAATGGCTACAAAGGGGTCAATGAAAGGTCACACCATAGGGGGCGGACATAAACGCCCCACTAAGTCCGGCGCAGGCATGACTAAGAAAGGTGTGGCTAAATACCGCAGAGAGAACCCTGGGAGTAAATTAAAGACTGCCGTAACAGGCAAAGTAAAAAAAGGGAGTGCGGCTGCTAAAAGAAGAAAATCATATTGTGCTAGAAGTGCAGGACAAATGAAAAAATTTCCAAAAGCAGCCAAAGATCCAAACAGTCGTTTACGACAAGCTAGAAGAAGGTGGAAGTGCTAATGCCTAGAGGTAGACCTAAAAAAGAAAAGCTTACAGTAGAACAAGTTATGCATGAGCTGGCCAAGCATGAAGCTGAATGCACTCTTCGATACAAAAGAATAGAGGAAATACTTGGAGATCAAAAATCTCAATTAAAAGGTCTTGATATTCGTATGTGGGGATTAGGTGTTTTAATTATAGGAGCTGCGGTAGCGCAGAAATTATTATGATAACAAGTAAAGTAAGAACAGGACCTAAACCATCCAAATTAAATGTAACTTATTTTAAGAATGGTGGATCGGCCTCTAAAAAATCAAAAGGCAGTAAGATATGCCCCGCTGGTAAAGCGTGGGCTAAAAGGACTTTTGACACATATCCTAGCGCATATGCAAATATGGCTGCTTCAAAATACTGTAAAGACCCTAACTATGCAAAGGGCGCAAAAGGTAAAAAGTAATGGGTGCACTTAAAGATTGGGTAAAGCAAGATTGGGTTCGCATAGGAACTGATGGAAAAATCAAGGGAAAATGTGGTACATCTAAAGATAAAAAGAACCCTGACAGATGTTTACCTAGATCTAAAGCAAATAGTTTGTCACAGTCTGAAAGAGCTTCTACAGCTAGAAAGAAAAAGAAAGAAGGGTCAAAAGGCAAGACCGTTGTAGGAAATACGCCAGCTGCCAAAGTGAAAAAAATGAAATATGGTGGTGTTGTTGCAAAAGGTTGTGGAGCGGTTATGTCAGATAGACGAAAAAAGACAAAGGGTTCTGTAACTCGATTAAGATAAGGATTTAATATGACAACATCTAATTCTACCAACTTTGAGCCGGATGCCGCTGAATACATAGAAGAAGCTTATGAAAGATGTGGTTTAGAACTAAGAACAGGTTATGACTTAACTACAGCCAGAAGATCTTTAAATCTTATGTTTGCAGAATGGGCTAACAGAGGTTTAAATCAATGGACTATTACTCAAAGAACACAAACGGTTACTTCTGGCGATCGGGAATATGATCTAGGGTCGGACGTAATTGATATATTAAATATTGTTGTAAGAAGGTCTGGAACAGATTTTTCCATGACAAGAGTGAGCCGATCGGATGAATTGGCTATACCCAACAAAGCTACCACTGGTAGGCCCACACAATTTTTCTTAGACAGACAAATAACTCCTAACTTAAAAATATGGCCTGTGCCTGACAATAGTACGGATGTCATTTTTTATGATGCTCTTACTAGGGTAGAAGATGTTGATTCTCAAGCTAATACTATGGACGTTCCTTTTAGATTTTATCCTTGTTTGACTGCAGGATTAGCTTATTATATTTCTTTAAAAAAGGCCCCTCAAAGAACTCAGATGCTAAAAGCTATTTATGAAGAAGAGTTTGAAAGAGCGATGGGCGAGGACAGAGATAGATCCAGCTTTACGGTCAGCCCTCAATATGCTTACTTAAGGTCTAATTAATGAGTAGATTTGCTACAGGTAAAAACGCATACGGTATATCCGACAGGTCTGGAATGAAGTATCGGTATCGTGATTTAAAAAAAGAGTGGAATGGTTCTTTAGTGGGACCCGATGAGTTTGAGTCTAAACACCCACAATTAGGTCCTTTCAGAACAGTAGCTGACCCAGAAGCAATTAGAGATGCTAGGCCCAGCCGAACAGAAAATCCTGTAGAGGTTCTTTTAGTACTGGATCCGTTTATATCTTCTGCAGCAAGTTCGGGTGTTATAACAGTTAGAGAGTTTGGTCATGGTAGATCTACCACAGACACTGTACGCTTTAGAAGTCTTAATGGTTTTGATGGTTTTACCAAGGCTGTTTTGGAGCAAGAGGCTGGTTACAGTATTACGGTTGTGACTTCAGACACATATACCTTTACGGCTAATGGACAAACAGCTACAATAGGTGGTATAGTAGGAGGCGGTAGTCGAGCTACCGCAGGACCAACAACGGTGAGTGCATGATATGAGTTTTACTTTAGCACAATTAAAAACGGCTATACAAGATTACACAGACAACAGTGAAACATCTTTTGTAACTCATTTGCCAGACTTTATAAAAGCAGCAGAAGAGAAAATATTTAAAAGTATAGATTTAGATATTTTTAGAAAAAATGTAACAAGTGCTTTAACTTCTTCAGATCAATACCTAACGGTACCCAGTGATTATTTAGCATCATTCTCGTTGCAGATAACAACTTCTGGATCTGAAAGTTTTTTACTTCAAAAAGATGTAAATTTTTTAAGAGAGTATACCCCTAGCGCTTCAACCACAGGGGTACCTAAATATTATGCACGGTTTGATGAAAATAATTTTATCGTGGCGCCAACTCCAAACAGTAATTATACCATAGAGCTGCACTATTATCATAGACCGGCTAGTTTGACCGCGGGAGCGGACAGTGGTACTACCTGGGTTAGCACCAACGCACCTTTTGCTTTGCTTTATGGAGCTTTAATTGAAGCCTACACCTATATGAAAGGTGAAACGGATGTTATACAGAATTATAATAATATGTATATGCAATCCATGGAAAGATTAAAAGATTTAGGCGAGGCAAGAGAAAACACAGACGCAAACAGAGTTGGTTTACCAGCCAGACCAAGAACATAGGAGTAAAAATGGCAACAGCAAATGCATCAACCAATTATTTAGAGAGAAGAATATTACATTTTATATTTAAAAATAATTCTCTTAGTTTTTCTAGCCCGGGTGACAGTATTTATGTAGGATTGGCAACAGCAGT